GGCAAAAGTTTTGCGCTTCTTGCGGACCCGCTACGTTATTGTCACAATCCTAATCATCGTGGTCTACTCCTGCGCCGTACTCTTGATGAGCTAACCGAACTCATAGACAAGTCACGCCAGCTATACATCAAGGCGTTTCCCGGCGCGAAGTTCCGTGAGTCGAAGTCTACGTGGCACTTCCCATCCGGTGCTACGATCTGGTTCACCTATCTCGACAAAGACAAAGATGTAACCCGCTTTCAAGGACAGGCGTTTAACTGGATAGGCATCGATGAGATTACCCAATATCCTACACCCTACGTCTGGGATTACCTGCGTTCTCGCCTTCGTACTACTGATCCTGAACTCCAGCAACACCTGTACATGCGCTGCACTGCCAACCCCGGAGGAGTGGGTGGTTGGTGGGTCAAGAAAACCTACATCGAAGGAGTCGAACCAAACAAGGCATTCCCTGCTTTTGACGTAGAAACTAAGCGTGAATTCTTGTGGCCTCCCGGTCACGAAAAAGCAGGTCAGCCCCTCTTCTACCGCAAGTTCGTTCCTGCACGTCTGACCGACAATCCGTACCTCATGGCGGACGGGCAGTACGAGGCGATGCTAAGATCGCTACCAGAAGTCGAACGCAAAAGACTCCTAGAGGGTGACTGGGATGTAGCAGAGGGAGCAGCCTTCCCAGAGTTCTCTCGTGAGAAGCACGTCGTAGAGCCTTTCGAACTTCCGACGAACTGGCCTCGTCTACGAATGGCAGACTACGGATACGCTGCACCATCCTGTGTCCTATGGGGCGCAATCGACTGGGATAACAATATTTGGATCTACAGAGAGTTATACCAAAAACACTTGACAGCGGAAGAGTTAGCCGCTAGAATACTAGAAGCCGAACAACTAGATCCTCTACCACACTACACGGTCCTTGACTCGTCTTGCTGGAACAAGACTGGTTTTGGGCCTTCAATCGCAGAAGTGATGATGAGAGCGGGTGTGCGTTGGACTCCAGCAGACCGCAACCGCATACAGGGTAAGATGGAAGTGCACCGACGCCTAGCGAATGATCCGTACACAAACGAACCCCGTTTACGCTTCTTCTCTAGCTGCCAGAACATCGTCAAGCAAATTGCAGGTATACCCCTGTCCAAGACGAACAGCGAAGATGTAGACACGAAGGCAGAGGACCACGCATACGATGCCCTGCGCTACGGAATGATGACACGCATGACAGGCTACGCATCGATACACAAACAACTGGGTGCGATAAAAAGCCAAGTCCACCAAGTTCAAGATGAAGTATTTGGGTACTAGATGGAAACCGAACAGTTCAAACAACTAGTAGAATCTGGTGAGTTGACCATAGGTCAAGCGTTAGATCACGCTATGACTATGCCTAAAGCTGGTACTAGAATAGTAAATTTAAAAGATGCTATTGCGGCTGGAAAATTAGGAGACACAACCCTAGACACTCCTTTAAAAGAAGCACTTAATAGTGAAAGTTTTTTAAGTAACGTAGATACTCCAAAAGCAAATTATTACGTTGCAGTACAGGGGTTCGAGGGCGCGTTAAAAAAAGCATTTATAAGAGCAAAAATTCCGTACCTGTCTACATTAGGTCTTGAAACAGACTTAACAGATATTTTAAAAGGAGGGGGATTTTCTGAGGGACAACTTAGACGAACTCGTTCAATGGAAGCCCTTATTCTTTCAGAGGATCTTGACAACGCCTACGCCGATGCGTTTACAAATATGAGTGCTGATAAAAATATTAAGGATGACACAAAACGATTTTTATTTTTTCACAAAAATACCGTCGTTCGTGTTGACACTGTTTTAGGAGCACCAGCCACAAAAACCACTCCTGCAAAACCTCCTGCAACATTAGCCGATATAGTTATAAGTAAAGATCCCAATACAAGAGAATTAACCGTAACCTTAAAGGGTGAAAAACGAGTAAATAAAACTAGGCTAGATGTTACTTACAAAGGAACTATGGCTGCGCTTTTAAAAGAACAGTTTGATATATCCAAAGCCGCAAATCCCGGAAAAAAATTAAAAGACATAAAGCTATTTGACACCACAAAAACTAGAACAGATGCTGCACATAATAAATACATAAAGCCAATAGTAGAGGCAAGATTTCCTACAGCGATACCTATCGATCCAAAGAGTAAAGAGCCCGGATGGCGACCTACGGATATTAGATCGGCAATTCAAGATCAATTAGAAAAAGAATTTGAAATAAATCCTGCACTAGCTGACGATTTTGCAGGACACAGAGTAAAAGAGGCGTACAAATCAGCGCAAGCAAATCCAGCTAAGATTGGAGAGATTGCAGAAAATCTTGTTAGACAGACTGCAAAAAATTTAAATACCCCTACGACTAACAGTGTAATTGCAGCTAAATTTAGTATTCCTACTACGGTATTTAATGCGGAAGGCACGGCTTCATTTCCAGCATTAGTTGAAGATTATCGCGGAGCAGGACAAGTTCTTCAACCTGCCGCGCCTTTAAGTGAAGCACAAAGGGCTGAGATGGATGCGGCTGCGTTTTTATCTGCTGAAGAACAAACTGCTAAAGCACTAGACCTTCAACAACAAAACATAGAAAAAGCAGCAGCACTAGATGTTGATAAAGCTAAACAAGGAATTCAAAAACAAGATCAGCTTGCCGCCTTAAAGAAAGAACAAAGGCAAGAAAACCTAAAAGAAATTGGTCGTCGCCTAATTGATGCAGCAAAAAATATGGATACCTCCACAAAACGCGCAATAACTGGAGGTCTAGCTACAACAGCAGCCGTATTAAGCAGTATTCCCGGTGTAGGAAAAGCATTCGCCGCTGGTGTAAAAGGAGCGGAGCTTGGTTTGGAAGCTGCAGGTGTTGCTGCAGCCACACAAGAAGGACTATCTACTCGTGAACAACTGGTAAAAATGGGAGTAGATCCTACGCTAGCAAGTGCAGCAGGAACAGCGAGGGGAGTAGCAGATTTTCTGTCTCCTCTTCCTATTGATGCAGTTAGAAAAGTCGAGCCAGATGTATACTCTACTAGACCTATAGACAGAATAGCCGCTGATGATCCCACAGTAGCGCAAGGTCTTCAATCTATAGGGCAGATGGAGCAGCCACCAACACCAATTAAAATACCAAATCCTGTTGCACCTAAACCACAGATGGCTGCACAAGGATTTGTGCCAGTCCCTGAAGCTCGTGCTAATGCGATGCGGGGACAAGAAACTACGATGAAGGAATCTGAAGTTCCGTCATTTCTATACGGCGGAATCGTCCGCTAACCACCACTCCACGGGAGGAAATAATGGCTAATCAAACTACTGGCAACTACAACTTTGGTGAGGCATACATTATGAATGCCGACAAAGTTAGCGTTGACACGGATGAGGGTGCTGCGAAGCTCTACCGCGAAGGTCTAGAGTTCGACACTCGTGCCCAAACAGGCGTGTTGACCGAAGATATGCCAAAGAAGCAAACCAAGCCTACGGTAGAAGCTTCATTTAATACGATGGCTGAAGACAGAAACTACTTCAGCTAATAAAGGAATATCATGTCCGATAACTTTTTGGAACCTGCAGACGACACTGCTGTACCCCTAGTCGAGCCTGAAGAGCAGATGCCGGGAATAGCTGCGTACGTCAAGGCACGATTTGACGACGCGGAAAATGGACGCTTTTCGTACGAGCAACGATGGTTGAAGGCGTACAAAAATTTTCGTGGTATCTACGATTCGACTACACAATACCGTGACAGTGAAAAATCACGGGTATTCATCAAGATTACTAAGACAAAGGTTCTTGCTGCGTACGGTCAAATTGTAGACATCTTGTTTGCAAACAAAAAGTTTCCGTTGGTTATAGAGCCTACACCTGTACCAGAAGGCATAGCAGAGTTTGCTCATCTCACCACACCCCTAGATGAAATTGTACAACAAGAAGATCCGTATGGATTTCCGGGAGACGGCAGAGAGTTAACTCCGGGAGCTTTACAAGCCACAACCGGAATGGACTTTCTTGGGGGTATGGCGGACAAGTACGCTAACACTTCACTCAGTGAAGGTCCAGCTTTGATGGGTGAACCTCAAATAAGCCCCGCACAAAATGCAGCATTAAATATGGAAAAGTTGGTTCATGATCAACTCTTAGATACTAGAGCAGTCAATGTTCTTCGCAGCTCCATATTTGAGTCTGCGCTGTTAGGCACGGGGGTAGTAAAGGGACCATTTAACCACTACAAGCGGGTGCATCGTTGGGAACGTGGCCCTGAAGGACGTATGTACAACCCGTACGAGCGAGTAGTGCCTCGCATAGAATACGTATCTGCTTGGGATTTTCACCCCGACCCATCAGCTACAAGCATAGAAGACTGCGAGTATGTAATACAACGTCATCGTATGAACCGCCAACAGCTTCGTAGCCTGATAGCACAGCCGTATTTTTACGCAGATGTAATCGAAGAATGCCTAGCTAAAGGGCCGAACTACGAGGACAAATATTACGAGGACACAATACGTGAAGAAGAAACGGAGCCATATGTAGGCGATACTCGTTACGAAGTCCTAGAGTATTGGGGTGTCCTAGATGCTAAGATGGCTAGAGAAGCTGGCCTAGACATCCCCAAAGAAACAGGGGAATTAGATCAGATACAGGTGAACATCTGGGTGTGTGGTACGATGGTGTTACGTTGTGTCTTGAATCCATTCACTCCTGCACGTATTCCATACCAAGTATTTCCATACGAAATCAATCCATATCAAATCTGGGGGGTAGGCGTAGCAGAGAATATGGAGGATGCACAGTTGCTAATGAACGGACACGTTCGTATGGCAATCGACAACCTCGCCCTAGCTGGTAACTTGGTGTTTGATGTAGATGAGGCCAGTCTCGTTCCCGGACAGAACATGGACATCTTTCCCGGAAAGATATTCCGTCGTCAGTCGGGTGTAACTGGTACAGCAATTAACGGACTCAAGTTTCCGAACACAGCACCTGAAAACATTCAGATGTATCAGATATCACGACAACTTGCTGACGAAGAAACAGGCTTACCGTCCATTATGCACGGGCAAACTGGCGTGACAGGCACGGGACGAACAGCATCAGGTCTGTCTATGCTTTTAGGTGGGGCAAGTCTATCCCTAAAGACAGTCATAAAGAACATAGACGATCACTTACTAAAACCACTGGGCGAGTCTTATTTTCAGTGGAACATGCAATTTAACGAGACATCCCCCGACATCGAAGGCGACTTAGAAATCAAACCTCGCGGTGTAGCTGCAGTGATGCAAAAAGAAGTACGCAGTCAACGCCTCACTACCCTGCTACAAACGGTATCTAACCCCATGTTGGCACCGTTTATCAAAATACCCAATCTCATGCGCGAACTTGCTATCGCACAAGACATCGACCCTGACAGTCTTGTAAACGACATGAACGAGGCGCAGATCTTCTCAGAGATGTTGAAAGGATTAGCAAATGCTCAACAAGAAGCAAGCCAGCAAACTCAGCCCCCTGCTGGGGAACAAGGAGGCTTGGGAGAGCCTAGAGGAGCACCTCCGGGAGCAGATCCAAATGACGCTTCGGGCGTTGGTGGCGGCACAATCGGAACTGGAAGTGTTCCGACTGCAGGGGAAGATAACTTCACTGGAACAGATCAAGGGATTGAAAGCTGACTACGAAGCAGCAGCAAAATTAAAAAATGACAACTGATATTTTAACCAATTTTGCTATTAGTGTAGGAGCCGCAAAAGGTGCGCCTTTTATTGAATCTCCTGATTCACCTAGAGCAAAAACTCCATCACCAACACTACGTCCTAGTCCGTTTGATGCTAAAGTTGGAAAGCCTAAATTTCCAGCAGGAATACGCCCCCCTGTGGAGGAAGTTTTAGAAGGTGACATAGATCAAATAGGACCAGATGAAGACAGAGATAGATCTACAGGTTTTACAGGCACACGAACAGTATTAAATCAGTATGAAGTAGAAGCATTCGGGGCTGATCCTGTATATTCTTCACAAGACTTTAGCCCCAAGCCTGTGTCCTACGAGATAGAAGCAATAAGAGCAGGAGAGAGTGGCTTACAAGAACGACCTACAGGTATAGATCGAGTGCTAGGTCCAGCGTATGTGTGGGATGATGTAACAGGAGCGTACCAACCAAAAAATCTAGGAGTAGCAGCAGGAATGTTTCCTCTACTTGGGGCTGTGAGTATTGGCGGGGACATTTTTCGTTCGCAACTTGAAGATGTAGCAGCAAAAGCTAGAATAAACACGCCGGGATACGCAGTAGGAATTCTTAAAACATCTGATGCACAAGGGGTTGTTCATAACAGACTTATAGGCATGAGTCCGGGAATATTTGGCACACCACGATTGATGGGAACAGGTATACCTGACGACAGGAGCATAAGAGCAACTTTAATAGATCAACTCACTAATCTTCCTCAAGATCAAAAAGCAGGAGCGTATGTTCCTCCCGGAACAGGAGCTATGCCAGAAGGTGCTGATCCTTCAAATCCTACCTACGCAGGACAGGGGCAGTATTATAGCGGAGTTGGGCCACGTCCCGATGAAGGGGGAGGACCGGGTGATCCGGGATATGTAAGCACTCCGGTTACTTCTTCTGTAAGTTATGCAGAACCTGATCCAGCATCCGAAAGCATGGGGGTAGGCACTGCAGGAACAGCCAGTTCAGACTATGGAGGAGGAAGTCCTCTAGGCACAAGCAGAGATCCCGGCTATACGGGCGGTTTTAGGGCCACTGGAGGCACTGTGGGTTTTGCAGAAGGGGGTACCCCCAAAAAAGACCCAATCCAGCGTACGGGCTTCGTAGAGGGGCCACCACAAGAATACGCAAAAGGCACTACCGTAGCCGACACAGAAAACCTGCGAGTCAGGGAGGGATCATTCGTAATCAACGCACCGATGACTGAGAAGCTACAAAAGGCTGGGGTATTACCAAAGGGCAATCAAAAGCGCAAGGCAGCCAAAGGTGGCAAGATGATGGAAGTGGCCCTGTCGAAAGGCGAGTATGTTGTCGAGCCGAAGGATGTACCCAAGTTTGGTGGTTATGGTTTCCTAGAGGCCGTGAACGACATGGGTAAGCCTGAAGTTGAGCGGAGACAAGCGGCATCAAATGGGGGATTTATAGATGGATATGCGAGCGGGGACACTGTGCTTCCTTCTATTCTTCCTGTTTCCAGTCCCGCACGAGAAACAGCAAGACAAGAAAAAATTGAAGATTTAAATGTCGTAGAAAAACAATTAGATTTAGCTACAGCTTATGAAAGAATAAAAAATAAATTTTCCTCTGTAGAAAAAGCAAATGAAGAAGTAGATAAAATTATAGATGAACTACCAAGTGAAGATGTTCTTACTTTTATGATGATAAATGAAGCATCTATTCTTGGGGATCAAGGCATGAGAGCATCTGGTCATGTAGCCATGAACAGGGTCGAGTCCGACTACAAAGATTTTGTTAAAATTAATAATTTAAAAGATATGGCAAAATCTAAAATTAAAGCAGGATCTCGCCAGTTTAATGTGTTTAATATTAGTGATTTTCGTAAAGGTTTAAAAGAAATTACACAAACAGAATACGGACAAAATAAATATAACCAAATACGAAATATTGCTGAAGATATTTTTTATGGGGTTGATGAAGATAATACTAGGGGTGCGTTATTTTTTAGAAATCCTGCTACATCTACATCTGCTGAATTTGAACGTAAAGTGAGGGAGGGAAAATTAATTCCCACACTTACCGTTAAAGGTAAAAAATCTTCGCAAGAATATTATAAACCTATCGAATTAATGTCTGACGAAGACACAAGATATATTTATTAAATTCGTCGGCTACCCGTTAACAACGGCCCCGACACAACCGGAGCGGCTACCCACAGCCAAGTGGCCCCG